TACAATAGTTTTTTATCAAAATCAAACCATATAGCAATGGAACAAACCAAAATTCCAATAGAATTAGCCTCTGTACTCGGCGTTGATAACTCAACAGATGCCGTCAAAAAAGTAACGTCTTTGAGTGCCGAAAACTTGACACTAAAAAGCAGAGCAGAAAGTTTGGAAAATGAATTGAACGCTGAAAAGGAAAAAATCAAAACATTTGAAAAACAAATTGAAGAACAAAAAAAACAAACCATTGATGATTTTATCGAAAATAGCATCAAAGAAGGACGTATTCAAGTAGCAATGAAAGAAAAGTTTATCAAATTGGCAAACGCCGACTTTGAAACAACCAAAGGTATTATTTTGGGTATGAGTAAACCACCAAAACTTTCAACAATCGTAAATGGCGGAACACAAACACAATCTACATCAAAAACTGAAACAGAAGAAGATAGATCTTCTTGGGACTATATGACTTGGGCAAAAAAAGATAGCAAAGGCTTGGAGGCTATGAAAAAAGACCAGCCAGAAGTATTTAATATATTGGTAGAAACGTATAAAAACAAAAAATAATCATGGCAGGATTACTTAAAGAGGTTTGGCTCAATATCATACACGAACAATTTGACCAACCTATCAATTTTTTAGATGAGGTTGAAGACCTTTCAGCATTCGTATATGAAGGGGCTATCAATTTCGCAGAAGCAGGAGTCGACCCCGCAGTCTTAGTAAATGCAACTTCAGATATTCCAGTAGTGGTTCGTAATGATACGCCTATTGCACTTCCTCTCGATTGGTATGATACTGAAAACGTAAAATTACCCAACATAGAGAAATTACAACTTTCTTACGACAAAATGTCATCTCTTGTCAGAAGAATGGTACAATCATTAAAAAATGAATTTGGTAAAAAAGCAAGCTTCAATTATTCGCCATCGACCAACGGACAATTTACCCCTTTACTTCCTACAACAGGAGCAGTTTCAGGTGGATTGAAACAAATCACGGAGCAGGATATTTTGGACTTGGCTACAAGATTCGATGATATTGACGCACCGCAAAATCGTATATTGGTATTGCATAGCAGGCATTATGCTGAATTGTTGAAGTCTTCTGAAATTTTGAGAAATCAGCAATTCTATACAGGCAGAGAGGGCGTTATCGGCAACGGAGTTTTCAATTTGTACGGATTTAAAATATACAAATACAGAAGCTTTGCAAGATACAACCGAACTACAGGAGCAAAAGTAGCTTATGCAGCTGCACCGCAAGCATCAGACGCACCAAGTTCTTTCGCTTTTGTATCTACAGAAGTATGTAAAGCAATGGGAAATACTGAAATCTTTGAAAGATTGAATGATCCCATTACCCGTTCAGATATATTTGGGTTTCAAAGCAGGTTTACCGCTTTGCCTTTGAGAAATAAATACATTGGTTCAATTTACTCAGCCGCTTAAAACTATGCAAAAAGAAGAAATATTAGAATTGGCAAAAAATTGTTTTGAGTTTAATCCCCAACTTGAAAAATTATGGAGTACGGGGGACGGCAATTTTTTTGAAAGGGAAGACCAAGCCTATAATCACGCAAAGAGTTTTACCAATGGCAATGAAATTCCTCAGCCTCAATTATTACTCAAAGTTGATGTTTTGGGTGTCGTTTTTGAACCTAAAAAAGAACCTAAAAACGAAGTCAAAGCAGAACCTAAAAAATAGGACAAATGAAAAAAGAATTTTTTGTAAATATCCAAAATAGAGTAAAAACTAAATTGCCTCAAATCAATCACTTTGATTTGTACGCAGGGCAGTTTAACGACGAACTACTCACGCAAAAAATTCTTTTTTTCCCCTCTGTATTGTTAGAATTTAGGCAAATGGATTTTCAGACGCTATCCGAAAATGTGCAACAATGCGATGCTTTGATAGTGATACACATAGCACAAGATATGATAGCAACCGACTTTTACGAAGGTGCTGAAACCCAAAGCCAAGCATTAGCAATGTTGGACTTGACAGAGGAATTGCATAAAACTTTGCAAGGTTTTACAGATGTTTTTTTTACTCCCTTAATAAGAATTAGGGAGGTGCAAAATAGTAATTTTGGAAATGTATTTGTAACTGAATTGCACTATCAAACCACTATCAATGATATTTCTACTTGGAACGGAAATAATGATATAGATAAAAATGCAGTGCTTGATTTACAAATGGATTTAGATATCAACAATTTTATCATAAGAACTTAAATGAATGATATAGTATTTGAAAGAGGCGAAGGTGGATTGGGTAGAGTGGCTAATGGCGACGACCATTGGTCAGGATTCCTATTCAAAGGTACAAAACCTGTAGCCTTTGGCACTGACAATGTAAAACAATATTTTACCTTAGCAGATGTTGAGGCGGACGGAATTGTTGCAACAGGCACAACCGCGGTTTGGCATTATATGTTGTCTGAATTTTTTAGGCAACAACCCGACACAGGCGTTTATGTTGGTATTTTTGCAGTTTTGACCGCTTCTTTTGATGAAGTAGTAGAAATACAAAACTTTGCAGAAGGGAAAATTAGACAAATGGCAGTCTATCTTACTGAAGATTTTATTCCCGCCATGATTACCACCTTGCAAGCACGTGCTACTCAACTAAGAGGTGAGCATAAAAATTTAGTTATTTTGTTGGGTGCTAATGTAGATGCTAATACAATTAACTCTTTACCTGATTTATCTACTTTACAATCTCCCAATGTATCGGTTATAATCGGACAAGATGCAGAGGGTACAGGTGGGGCTTTATATACTTCTACAACCTTTTCAGTGCCTTGTTTGGGTTGTGCTTTGGGCGTAGTGGCTTTGAGTGCCGTACACGAAAATATCGGTTGGGTTGCAAAATTCAATGTATTAGGAGAAGGACAATTAGACAAACTTGCCTTTGCTGACGGCACACTTTATAGAAATTTGACAAAAGCACAATTAGACGCTATTCACGCAAAAAAATATATTTTTCTTTGTAAAAAAGAGGGAATAGCAGGCTCTTATTTCAATGATAGTTTTTCAGCGACTACAAGTACATCAGACTTTGCAACCATCGAAAACAATCGCACAATGGACAAAGCAGAAAGAGGAATCAGAACAACTTTACTACCTCAATTAAACTCTCCTTTACGTGTCAATGCCACTACGGGGGAATTGTCTGCTGGCGTGGCTAAGTTTTTTGAAAATGAAGCGAGTAAAACGCTTACCGCAATGTTAGCAGCAGGAGAAATATCAGGCTTTTCCGTAAAAGTAAACCCAA